CTAATGATTGGCCGCCGCTTTGATATTGACATAACCCTTCCCAAATATTCCTACAAAAAGATTAAAATCAGTTTCATTCGCATCGGTATTTCTATAAACAGCTAGACAATACCGACCCTTTTCCAATAATGGAATTTCGATCTTACAGGAGTACGTGTTTCCTAAGTTCGTATTCGTACATTCCCTCTTAGAATCAAAAAGAAATCCCCTTTTTATAAGTCGAACCCTCAAGTCCGAATCCGTGGAATCGACTTGAAAAATTCCTAATACGTTTTCGGACTGGTTGAGGGTAAATTCATAATTTTGAATATTCTTTTCGGGATATATTTTCCCGTGGACAAACGACTGGAGACGAACGATTCCGTTTTGCTCGTTTTGAATAAAAACGAGCCGTTCGGAACCTCCTTTTACCTGACAGTAGATAAGCATACAAGCCGTCATCGCCAGAATGATTCTTAATGAATTTCGCATATTATTTGTTCTGTTGTCTGTAAACTTTAACCGGTCGATTACCTCCCCCGGCACTTACGTAGACGTAATTTAAGCTTAATTTCGGTACGGTAATACCCGAATAAATCTGGCGGTTGGTAACGTCTCCCAATCCGTCGCCCCCCACTTGCTCCCAGCCATCGGAAGAACTTCCCGGATTTTGAAGATTCGTTCTCCAAATTTGAATTCCGTTTTCGTTGTCAAAACCCACATAAAGATACGATCCGTTGGCTACCACCATCGTCATACTGTGATTGGAAACGTTTCCAAAATTCGTAAAACCAGTTCCGTTATCTCCGACCACGGACCAATCTCCCGAATCGCAAGTGGATTTGTTTCCGCTCAGAGTCGGATCGCATTTCCAAAGCTGAGGTCTTCGATTCGTATAACTTCCGTCCGTGCAACCTTTCACAGTTTGCAAGCTTTTTCTAAGCCCGGAGCGATCCTCCGAAGTTACGCAGATCGTTCTTGTAACATACATTCTTCCGTTAAATTCTGCGAACTGAGAAAACGCTTTATCCGCCGGAATCAAATCCCGATCCCTTACGAGTTCGAGAGAAAACCAGTTGTTGTTAGGAGAGTTATGCCATTTTGAATTGGATCTAGGCGCCGCGTCTTCCCAACCGGAACAACGATTTTTTCCCTCACAAGCAGCGGGGTTAGCGCTTTTGGAACGTATAATACTTCCATTATGTAAGGAATTCGGAAATCCTCCGTTTGCGGCATAAAGTTTTTCCTTAAAAACAAAAAGAGAATCGATTCCCACATAATAACCCCAATTGGCCGTCGAACCGCCAAGCTGATCCAGTTTGTTGCCGTTATTTCCAGCGGCAAGAGTTCGAATAAAACGAGCCGTCGAACCTACGCGACCTTTATATTCATCATCCAAACTCTCCCCGCCGAAGTAAGGCATTCTATCGATTCTAAAACGACTTCCACGCTGTCCATCGGTCGCATCACAATTGCTTCCGATTACACATCGAGTTGAATCGGAAGTATGAAAGGTGATTCTACCGAAATCGGGCGCATTCGAACGGTTATTTTTTTTAGCGAAACCGACATAAACTCGATTATCAAAAACAGCAATAGACGAAGCTCCCGCGGTCAATGCTCCGGTAATCGTTCCCATATCAATATACTTAAAGTCAAGACCGGCATCCGCGTTCGAAGAGTAGTAGAGATAGTCTAAGCCGCCTAACGATTTCGAACCCGCTACGAACATATGAGGTCTTCCGCCTAACGATCCAGTCGCAAAAACCCCTCTTCCGTCCTCGTTATCCGGACCACATCCGGCGACAATGTCCGCGCTGTTACGAGTGCAACCTGCATGACCCATCGTGACGTAATTGGCGGAAATTCCCGACAAAGCAGTGTTACTCGATTGTTCCCCTACCGCATCCTTTGCGAAGGAAAAGAAAACCGACTCCGGAGAGGTTCCGTCGTAACGAAATCGAACAGCTTGATTTCCTTTCCTATTCGGGCCGAGATAAACTTGATAATTATAGTTGGTAAGAGAACCGAAAGACGAACCGTCTCCGAAAGGATCCGAAATTACGGGACCATCCGCGAAATTTACGGGAGAACCTCCGCAACCTACAAAATTCGCCCTATCTTTCGGTGAGGATTGTAAATTCTCTTGACCGGATGAGTCACTGATCGCTCCCCAAACATCGTTGTCAAACCCGTCTCCGTCCAACCGATTTGCCGCGATCACCGTGTAGTGACCGCCGGACTGAAGAAGTGTATGCGTTAGACATACTTTGGAAGGATCCGCAGGCGCTCCGCCGCAAACCTTCCCATTTAAAACTTTCGCACTCGTTACATCTCCCAAAGAGGAAACGCCTGCGAATTTATATCTCGATTTACACTCAGACGCATTCGAACATTCCGCCGACTTTGCGATATCCTTTCCGGTATATAAAGGTTTGGAGAAAGAAACGATCACCCGGTTTACGGAATTACAAACCGCATTCGTTAGTTTAAGTTGCTCCTTTCCCATAAAATCGGCGTTATTCGGACAACCCAAGGATTTTGGAGCGTAAGAACGATCGTGAATCCCCGGCCTGTTTACTAGGAGCGTGTATGCCTTGTTCGAATTCTGTGAACCGGAAAGCGTGATCGTAAACGTATCCCCGGCCCCACTGATACTTTTCAAGGAGAAATCTCTGGTTTGAGAATTTCTTTTGAAATCCGCGTTATTGGAACAGATTCCGACCAAAGCGGAACTATCTACGACCTTGTAATTGGACAGCTTCAACGCTTCCTTATTGTTTACGAATTCGGAATATACGACCCGAATCGTAGTAGGCGACAAGGACGCAACCGATTTAACGGTAGGAACCGCTTTATTATATTTATTTACTATAAGAAGCGTGTTTCCGGATATCGAACCGTAAGTCGCCGTGATCGTAGAATATCCCGTTCCAGATCCCGCAACGACTAATCCTTTCGATTTAGACGCGTTACTCACGCTTGCATGATTCGTACTGGAACTGAACCAAGTAACCGAAGAAGTCAAATCCCTTTTGGTTCCGTCCGAGTATACTCCCACCGCGAAGAACTTTGTCTTTGAAGTTGATTCTACGTTCGGCTTTGTGGGAGATACCACAATTGAAGAAAGAATCGGCGCGCTGACGTTTAGATCGGTGGTTCTCGAAACGGAACGGTAAGTAGCGGTGATTTTACTTGTTCCGACTTGCAAAGCGGTCGCTTTTCCCTTGCTTCCGACCGCATTGGAAATGCTAACCGACGAAGTATTGGAACTAGACCAAGTAACAGAGTTGGAAATGTCCTGTAAATTGCCGTCCGAATAAACACCGAACGCGGTGTATTGCCGGCGGAATCCTTTCATAAGATCACCGTTCTCCGGGCTGATTTCTATAGAAACCAATTCGGACGAAGTCACTTTGAAATTTACCGAGTTGCTTTCCACGGAATCGTAATACGCGTGAATTTCAGTGGCACCTACGGAATGTGCGACCGCTAATCCCCGATTCTCACCGGCGTTAATAGTATAAGCCACTAACGGTTTGGAGGAAAACCAAGTCACAAGATCGGTAATATCCCGTTCGGAACCGTCCGTGAAGGTTCCTTTCGCTTTGAACTGTTGGGTCAGCCCCAGGGCTTTCGATGTGGACTCTGGGCTAACGGTAATACTTGCCAATTTAGCCTCCGTAACAGTCATCGAAACCGGAGAACTTTGAATGGAATTGTAAGTTGCTTTAATATTCGAACTTCCTAAAGTAGAAGCGAGCGCAAGGCCTTTTTTACCGGCAGTGTTTTCGATCGCAACTCGGGAGGAATCGGAGGAAGTCCATGTCACAACCTGAGTCAAATCCTGGGTAGATTTGTCCGAATAGATCCCCGTCGCTGTAAATTGTTCCGTAAGACCTTTAGCAACGGAGGAAGGAATCGGCGTCACTTCGATAGAAGTAAGAGTCGCGGGAGTGACATTTAAAGTAGAAGAACCCGACAAGTTTTCGTATCTCGCAGTGATGTTTGCACTTCCGCTAGCGATTGCGGTAACCAAGCCTCCCGAAAGTATGTCGTTGCTGACCAATGCTTTATTCGAATCAGAAGAAGACCAGGAAACCGCACTTGTAATATCTCCCGTGGAATTATCCGTATATGTCGCCGTCGCTTTAAATTGGTAGGTGAGCCCTTTTGCAACGGACGGATTACTCGGCGTCACCGCAACCGAAACGATAGTCGGCGAAGTCACCATAGCCAATTTGGGCGAACTTGAAATCGAACCTAAAGTGGCGGTAATGTCACTGTCTCCCTGCTTGAGCATATGCGCCAATCCTTTGCTTCCGACAGCGTTCTCAATACTTATGATCTCCGTATCCGAGGATTTCCAAGTGACTTGTTCCGTAATATCCTGCGTAGAATAATCCGTAAAAGTACCCGTAGCCTTAAAGTTTTTCGTAAGCCCCTTTGCAGTTACAGACAGATAGGGAGAGATCTCGATAGAAACGAGTTCCGCTGCAGTTACGGATAATTCGACAGTGGGACTGCTAACTTTTCCCAATGCCGCTTTGATATTGGTAGTTCCGATCTTTTCTCCGCGAACTTCTCCTTTGTACAATAGAACGTTATCAACCACCGCAACTGAAGGATCGGATGAAAACCAGGTAACGGAAGAAGTGATATCGGAACTGGAATTGTCCGAATAAATTCCTCGAGCGGAAAAGTTTTTCCTTAAGCCCTTTGCGAGAGTGGTAGTATTCATCGGACTGATTTGAATCGAAGCGAGAACCGCAGGGGCCACCTTAATGGTAGTTTTCCCGGACGTCGTCCCCAACTTAGCCGTAATCGTCGCGCTCCCGACCGCAACGGCCTGTCCCATTCCTTCCCTACCTGATACGTTAGACACACTTAAAGCTTTCGAAGAAGAAGTCCAAGTGACCGAGGAAGTGAGATCCTGCTTGGAGTTATCCGTAAAAATACCGGTCGCTTTAAATTGCTGAGTCAAACCTTTCGGCATCGAAGGAAGAATCGGAGAAACCGAGATCGAAACCAAAGACGCCTGAGTAACCGTAAAGTCCGCAGAACCTTCGATTCCGCCAACGGAAGCAATAACTTTAACGGCGCCTTGATTCAAAGCGGAACCCAAGCCGTGGCTACCGCTCGCATTGGAAACAGTAAGAATGTTCCTATCCGAAGAACTCCAAGTAACCTGATTCGTGATATCCAAACTTGAATTGTCCGAAAAAATACCGGTCGCAATAAAATTTTCCTTAAGACCTTTGGCCTTGGAAGAATTTACGGAAGAAACGGAAATGGAAACCAAAGACGCCGACACAACGTTCAACGTCGTAGAACCGACCGAAGAACCGATGGAAGCCAAAACAGTGGTGGAACCAGTACTAACGGTTTCCACCACACCTTTTGGTTGAATTGTGGCGATCGTATTATCCAAAATATCCCAAGTGACCAAAGAAGAAATGTCCTTATTCGAGTTATCCGAATAGATTCCGGTCGCGACCAATTGCTGCTTCTTTCCCAAAGGAAGATTCGAATTTATGGGAGCTATTTCAATCGAAGAGAGAGTCGCCGATCCGACGGTCATAGTTGCAGAACCTCTTTTGGACCCGAAGGATGCATGAATATGAGCAGTTCCTAAATTAACACCGGAAGCCAAACCGGAATCGTTCACACGAACCAAAGACGGATCGCTGGAAGACCAAATCGTCAATGGATCGTTGGAAAGATCCTGATGGGACCCGTCCGAAAAAATACCGATTGCGGAAAACTGACGATTCAAACCTTTCGGCAAAGAATCCTGATCTAAACTCGTAACTTGAATCGAATTTAAAGTCGCGGACCTCACGGTGATTTGGAGCTGAGAATACAAGCCCTTGTATTCGGCTTGAAGCGTGGAAGATCCCAACGAAATCCCTCGAGATCGATTCCCTTGAACCTCTACGATGGCTTGAGAATCGGAAACGATGGAAGTGGAATCCGTAATATCCATGTTCGTTCCATCATCAAAGATCGCGGTAACTTGAAGAGCCGTACTCGTTCCTTTAGCAATTGAGGAATCTTGAGCACTGAGTTCGATTCGAGTGATAACCGGATCCGAAGCGATCCCAAGAAGGAGAAGGAAGGGATTGTTGTTGCCGCCTTTATTACCGGCAGACAAACCTACGGCCCCGACTACGAGAGGCCAAACCATACAACCTTGAAAAAACAAGGAAAGAAAAATAGAAATAGAAAATATTTTCTTCATCGACTTGCCTTATGCTATTTATTTTTTTTGAAGTATTCATTTTTGTATTTCCGACATTTTATTTCCTTTGAAGTTTTTATTTCCTTTGAAGTTTTTATTTCCTTTGAAGTTTTTATTTCCTTTGAAGTTTTTTATTTCCTTTGAAGTTTTTTATTTCCTTTGAAGTTGACGAGAGAAAAGAAGTTTGTAAAGAAAAATATTTCCAATCCGGGAAAAACAGAATACATCAAATAAATTTAATACTTAAGCAACCCATTAAGAACTTCGATTTCCGAATTTTATTGCCTTAAGTATTAAATCAAACGATTGAAAACGAAATAGTTTTCAAAAGACGCATAACTTAAGAAGTTATTCGTTCTTTCTCAAAAATTTTTCACCGTCCAAATTCCAGCAAAAGTGAAACCGATTCCACCGATTACAGTTAAGAGGATATATCCGAAAAATAAAACGTAATGGCCGGATTTTAACAATTGAAAGGTTTCGTAAGAAAACGTCGAAAAGGTCGTAAAACCTCCACAGAGTCCGGAAGCGATTAAAAACTTCCACTGAGGATCTAAAACCGGGAACCGGTCAAACAAGGCATATACGATCCCGATGACAAAGGAACCGATTAAATTTGCAGTCAATGTCCCCCAAGGAAGGGAAAATCCGAGAACGCTTCCGAACCAATATTGCAACAGATAACGGAATACACTTCCGATCGCCCCTCCGAATCCGATCAAAAACAAATTACTTTCTAAATTCATAATATTCCTTTTTTATTAATTTTATAGATTCCTATGCTTTCTCGGAATAGTGAAAGGTTTCGGCTATTCGGAGTCGACAGTTGTCGAAGGATTCACTTTCCATTTTTTATACGACTTTCCAATAATCCTTAAATTTTAAATAATGAAAATTCAAAGCCTCGGGATATTTACAGCGCGCCCAAATCCCGTCGAGCGCCAATAGAAGCGAGACGCTGAGTTCCTTCGAGCGAACCTTAGAGAGCAAAGGCATTGAGTTTTCTGCTTGTCAGAAAGACCAAGCTCTCGGCACAGCGCCTCCCATGAGGCGCCAGTTTGTCTTATGGAAAACCTACGTGTATAAGTCTATAGACTCACAAAGCAACTTCAGAACTGAGTTAAGAATTTGTACCAAAATCTTACATGTGGGAATTCCCATAGAAATTTAATAACGCAAATGAGTAGCCCAAAGCACATAAAGCGACGTAATACTTTATTTTATTACGAACTTACCAAAATGATTGTGGCCATTTGGGGCAAGCTTAGAATCAAAATAGGCCGATTATAGTACCGATCCTTACACGCCGATTTTAACACAAATCCCCGTTTAAGAACAGAATCTTGGAACTCCATTATATAATGTAAATCCGCATCACTATAATCATCCGGAACTGATCGAAACGGTTTATCAGATAGCATGAGAATGGTGGAAAAAAGCGCCTTTGTTCAATACTGAAACTACTCTTTATAGAATTCCCGCAAAAAGAATTGCAAACTCCCTGGCCTCTCAAAAATAGAAACCGGAATATCCAAAATCACTAAACAGCTGTTCAATTTAATCCCAAGAGAAAAATCGGCAGCGAGGTAATACAATGTCAAACGCTTATGTAATCGATGCGGTCAGAACCCCGAGAGGAAAAGGAAAAAAAAGAGGAGCCCTGGCGAGCATTCACCCGCAGGAACTCTCTGCCGCAACCTTAAATGCGATCCAAGAAAGAAACGGAATCAAACCTGAAATCGTAGAAGAAGTCGTTATGGGATGCGTATCTCAAGTGGACGATCAAGCGGCTTGCATTGCACGTTATGCGGTCATGTCTGCGCTTTGGCCGAACTCAGTCCCCGGTTATACCGTAAACCGTTTCTGCGGTTCCGGACTTCAAGCGGTCAACAATGCCGCTAACCACGTTCAATCCGGTTCCATGCAAATCGCCCTCGGAGGAGGAGTTGAATCAATGTCCCGCGTAAAGATGGGGGCCGATATGAACGGAAGAGACTTTAATATCGGAAATCCGAATATTCAAAAACACTATAATTTGGTGCCTCAAGGAATCTCTGCGGATTTGATCGCGACTAAGTTCGGAATTTCCCGCGAGGAAGCGGATCGTTTTGCGGAATCATCTCAGATCAAAGCGGACAAAGCGATCAAAGAAGGTTACTTCAAAAAATCCATCGTTCCGGTTAAAACCGAGGATGGTACCATAGTCGATACGGATGAAAATCCGAGAATCGAATCCACTTTCGAATGGCTCTCCGATTTGGCTCCGGTTTTCAAAACGATCGGCGAAAAAGAATTGGATGCGATCGCTCTTAAATCTTACCCGGAAATTCCGAAAATCAATCATATACACACATTAGGTAACTCTTCCGGAATAGTAGACGGTGCAGCTTCGGTTCTTCTTGCTTCGGACGAAGGGATCAAAAAATACGGACTCAAACCCCGCGCGAAAATCGTCGCGATGGCTTCCACAGGCGAAGACCCTACGATCATGTTAACAGGGCCTGTTTCCGCTTCTAAAAAAGCGTTAGCGATAGCCGGACTCAAGGCCGACGATATCGATCTTTGGGAAATCAACGAAGCGTTTGCTTCCGTGGTTCTTTACGCCCAGAAATCGCTGGGCATTCCTCTGGAAAAAATCAACGTCAACGGAGGTTCCATTTCTCTCGGACATCCTCTTGGGGCAACTGGGGCGATTCTTCTCGGAACCGCGTTAGACGAGCTTGAAAGAAGGCAGAAACGTTATGCTCTGATTACCCTTTGTATCGGAGGGGGAATGGGAATCGCGACCATCATAGAAAGAATGTAAATTCTTTTCTTTTCCATCCGGGCCGATTTTCATTTTCGGCCCGAATCTTTCTCCTTTCTTGTTCTTATTTTTTATTCCCCACTTTTTTAGAGAAACAGAGCGATAGGGTTCTTCGGAAATTACTATTCGGACGTGTGAAAAGAATACTGTAATAAGTTTGTTTCAAAATTTAGAATGTTCAATCTTCTTCAAAAAAACAACAATTCTGGATTCGGCACACTTTTGTCAGCGCTTCTATATCTTTGCAAAAACCGTTCGTTAATTTTTGGTACCATTTTCATGCGCCCGAGTAGTAACTCGCCCGATCTCCCGCTTATCAATAAAAATAGCCTTCGAAAGTTCCTATCGGCAATTCTATTCAACCCGCTTCTTTATTCCATTTGGAACAAAAATCTTCAATTCTGTTATCATATTCAAATTCTTCGAAAAACAACTCGGATCGCATGACACAAAAGATATTTCGAAAATTCCGTTACCTCTTTTAAAATTAAAATATAAAATAGGATTTTTCGGAATTACTTAAAAGATTGATAAAAAATTTTCGTCGCAACAAAACTCACACCAACACATAACACTTGTTATAAAATGAGAACGTTTTTTATCCCCGCTTTAAGAATTTTAGGAACTTTTCAGCCTTTTTACGAAATCCTGTTTGACACTATAACCCATCTCAAAAATACCTAAGAAGGATCAAAGCACACCCGAGAGCAATAAAACCATCGAAATTAAAATCATAATATTCATAACGAACAACGAGTCTTCTAAAGTTTTGAAGCCAAGCAAAAAGTCGCTCAATCTTCCATCGTCGCTTGTAACGTCTTAATTCGCGACCATCTTGTGTTGGTTGCCTTCTATTCTTTCTATGTGGTGCAATAACTTTTGTCCCGTAATTACGCGAAATGGATTCGTCTAAGTTGTCACTATCATATGCTTTATCACCGATTATCCGTTCGGATTCTCTTCTATGAAAAGTATTTTCGAGTGTTCGTTCCACTAACGTGACTTCATGGGGGTGAAGCATTTTCTGTGCAAAAGGCGATAGGAAGACCGTGGCTGTCTCCAATTGCCATGATCTTTGTACCCTTCCCACGCTTTGTTTTCCCGACTTTTGGGCCCCTTTTTTTGCAGGAACAAATGTGCCGTCTATAAACGATTCTTCTGTTTCTATTTCCCCGCGTTCCCTAAGATCATTAGCCAAACTGCGAATTATATTTCGCATCGTTCCATTTCGGTTCCATTCTTGAAAACGACGATGACACGTTTGATAGGACGGATAACGATCCGGTAGATCTTTCCATTGTGCGCCTGTTCGTAGTATCCAAAGTATTCCGTTTAAGATTGTACGAGCATCGCTACGCGGACGACCTTTGCCGTCTTCACGCGGGTTAGGCTCAATCATGAGCGGCTCTAAGATATCCCACTGGGCATTTGTCAATTCCATACTTTCAATAGATTGTATTCCCTCTTTAAGTACAACTTAAATATCGATTCGTACTTATCAGATGTGGTTTTTGTCCCCACCCACTACTGAACCATTACAAACGCATCTAAAACGAGACTGAAAAGTATTAAAAAATATCTAAAAACGTTCTTTTAAGAACCTTTTTTATTCAAAGTTGAGAAGAATTTCTAAGATTCGTTTCTTTCTCGAATCGAGATTTCATTGATTTAAGAGCTTCAATGAGAGATTGATATTGATGAAAGGAGAGTTTTTCGGAAGGGATTTTGAAGGTTTTTTGAGCCATAGATTCCAAAGAAATTTTATACGGTGCAATTTTATTTATTTGAGAAAGGAGAATTTCTGTTAGTTCTTTTTGATCTACCGATGGAATTGAGAAGATCTGAGACTTAGGTATAGGTCTCCTATTATCTTTTGTCTGCGGTCTTCGGAAGACTTCCGGATAATCTTTTTTAAGATAATTGATAATCTTTTGGATTTGGCTTTCAGAAAGAAAACTTAGTCTTTCACCCATATTTAAAGAAGAACTAATCTCCTTAAGGGTTTCTTTTGAATACCCAATCTCATGCCCAATAGTAAAAAGGTGCTTCAACCGTTGCTTTCTTTTTACTTCTTCAATGGTATCCTTCATATAGTTTTTTCCGTTTAAAATCGTTCTCTAATTTCTTCCGCCTTAAACTGTATTGCTGTCGGAGAGTTTCGTGTTTTTCCTAACGTCTAAAACTACTGCATCATTATAGTGATTCAAAGCTGGAATTTTATTTATATAGGTTCGAACTTCGTAAGATCGACCAATCGGAGACCTTTTTTTTCCATCACTCGGATCCCTAACTGAATCGTTATAATAAGTTCTCCGTTTTTCATTCCACTATCTACATTGTAAATTTCTTCTAATCTATACCATCCCTCATGGTTTTGATTTAATAAAAAATATCATCACCAATAGAATACGGCACTAGGGATTTAACCAGTAGCATTCGTCTTTCATTATGTTTTTTGATATTATAATAGAACTTTTTATCTAATCGATTAAGCTCATTACGAAGTTCCTCTATTTCGAGAGTTATATCTAAAATTTCTTCAAGTAAGATCATATGATTTCCTGTTGTTCTCCAAATTTTAGTCTCAGGACATCATACTTAGATGTCTACTTCAAAAAATCCTAATTTTCCTTTATACGGAATTGGAAAAAACGGTTTCGAATCGTTAAGAATATATCCATATTTTCCGAAGAAAGATTTTGAATCCGAATGCTCAACGCAATCAGATAAGATAGACGCGCCAATGATACATCCAAAGTCATTGACGGTCATTCTTAAACAAAGTTTGTAATTTTTTTGGATATATTCCAATCCTTCGTGATCAAATTTTTGACTGGCATGAATTAAAAATCTCCCTCTAAAATTTGTTTTCCAATTACGATTTTCAACATCCTTAATTTCTTTGTTATTCCATGCGATGGCTCGATCTTTTGGATCAGGAAGATCTGGGCGAATTATTAACCACGCCCATGGCTGTTGGATCGATAAGGCCTTCATTTTACTGTTTTATGCTCCCTATATTCATCTACATAGAACCCGTTTTTAGATAACCAAAGAGCTACGCGAGATCTATGACATTGCGTGGTGTCTTTTTCATAACAACATAACGCGACTGGATTACCGTTGGAGAGCGTTTTGAGTTGTTCTATTATTTCTGTAGCATTCAATTTTTCTAAATTAGAATCGAATTCTTCCCAATCGTATCCTTCGTTTAGCATTTCTGTAGATGGAGCCAGCACCTTAAATTGAATCTGTTTTCCCTTTGCAACCCAGCGAGGAGAAAATCGGGAAATATTAAAAACAACGAACCCGTCCGCCAGCAGTTTATCGGTTTTATAATGATAGGATGTTACTATTTTCATCTGGATTTCTTTAAGGAATCTATATCCCTTGCCATTCTAAGCAGTGCCTTAGCCATTACCCTATTTTTAAACGGCCCTTCGTAACTAAGGGCATCTGTTACATGTTTTTGTAATGATATCTGTTCTGAATCAGATTTAAACCATGAGGAAAGAAAGTTATATAATCGATGATCACGCGACAAACAACAGCCAACAAAAACCAGCTGAATAAAGTTACGATTACCGCATATCTAATTATCAGTTCAAAAGTTTCAAGATTCATTGCGTATCTCCAGAAGTTGTATGAAGAGAATTTTTAAAAACTTGTGACTCAATTTGCTCGAATTTTTCAATCCGATTTGCCATCGTTGCTAATATCGATTTCAAACAATCGATTTCGTTTCGACCGAATTCTAAAAATTCGTCAGTGTGGTTTAAAACCTGACAAAGGCCCATCTTCATAAACTTCAGGTCTCGTAAGGCATCAATGAATTCAGATGTAATATTACTTGCATGACTCATTGTTCATTTCTCCTATTGATCGAAAGATCATCCAGATCCGATAGGTTATGATTTCACTTTGTCTTTCGAATCCAATAGGTCTCATAAGACCGTTGCTTGGTTCGCTTACTCTTGGAATAAACGCATAAATTCCAACTCGTTCATGAATAGCTTCAAAAATTTCAGGATCTTGCGGGTTTCGGATGATACTCATATATTCCTCCTCCAAACATCTTCTTCGAATTCCCACTCCTCGACGAACCAACCAAGTTCCGCGAGTTTCAAAATTGCTGTCTCAGAATCCGAATCAAGAAGTTCGTATGCCTGAATAAAATCGATGGAGTTTTTCAATGTAGCTCTCTCAGGTTCGAGAGCTTTCTTACGATCCTCTAAAGCTTTTCTTTCATAGGCTTTTAGCTTATCAAAGAAAAGAGATCTTCGAATATCATACAAGAGTTGAGTTACTACTTCGTATCTCTGGATCGTTTTAATTTGAACGCTCATTTTCAATTCTCCTCTTTAATTGTATGTAATATTCTTTCATTCTCTCTGTCTTTATATACTCCGGAAGTTCATTCCAACGTTTTGGAATAAACCCACGTCGAAGGAAATCTTCACAGTGATTGATCCAAAGATCCTCCGAGCGTTTTAAATCAGTGAATTCTTCTTCGCTCATAACTAAAGTTCTGATCCAGCCGGATATTTTTCCAGGATCCATTCCACAAGATAAAATATCTGATCTACATTATCGCTTTGATTTGAATCGGTCGCTGCAAGGTCTTGGATGTTTTCCAAAACCTCACGAACTTCAAGCGGAAGCTTGCTCATGCCGCATCAACCTCGACTTCTGCGTCAAGCTCCGTCGGCTTGATATAGAAGCGTTCCCGTTTTGCCTCTACGTCTATTCCAAATTCTTTTTTGGCACGAACCGGATCAGACAAAATTCCATCCTTATCCAATTCGATTTTTACTCGTAGAAACGCCTTTCCACATTTCTCTATAAACTTTTTGTAAAGTTCGTAGAGAGTTGCATTCGTGAGCATCTTTTCCAAGAGTGTCGGCGTAAGTCGCGTCTTAACGGACGCGGGAATATCTCGATACGAAACGGAACCAGTCGTCAGCTTTTGAGTTTTGCTTCCGGATTCGAAAAGAGATTCCCTATTCTCGTCACAGAAATGTTTAATACGAACTCCAAGAAGATACATATCTTCATCGAGAGCTTTCGTTTCCTCGCGGAGCTTTGTTTGAAGTTCCGAAATTTGATCGTTATATTTGGAAACGATTCGATCTTTCTCGCGTTGTTTTACACCGTAAGACTGAACCGCATCCGCTAACTCCCCCTTATTTCCAAGAGGGATGATAACGATCTGTTCTTTCTTTTTGTTCGCCATGCTTTACTCCTGTTATACCGGTCTTGGATCTTCCAAGACCATTCCGGACGAATTGGAATCGCTAATCTGCTTCGGTGCTTCTACCGCCACCGGCTTCTTAACTATCTTCTTTTTCTTAGGAGCGACTTTCTTCTTCGCTACCTTTTTCTTCTTTGCAATCACTATACGGTCCCTCCTTTATACCGCGACTTGTTCTACAGCGAACTCGCCTAAGGCAGATTGAAGATCTTTTAGTTCGCTTTCGAGAGACTTAAGGTTTTGCTTTTGTTCTTCCTTCGCGATCTTTAACCGATCTTTAAGGGTTTTGATTTTGTCATCGATTCCTTGAATCTTTACTTTTTTTTCGTCTTCTAAAAGCTGGATCGTTTCTTTCTTCTCCTCCTCTAAAAGAGTGACTTCAGCTTCAAGATCACCCGAATTCGTTTTAAACGAAGCGATCTTTTTTTTAACTTCAGCCACCCGTTGCAAAGCGTTATTGTGTTCTTCCTGGTTTGCGATTTTCATTTTTCCTCCAATATTAAAATATTGCGTTATTCGTTAGCGGTTCGAATCAGATTTTCCGCCGAGTGTATTTCACTCGCTGATGTGGAATGATCTCTGATTAAATCGAGAGCGGCGTCCATTGTTAGCTTATGCCCGTCTAAACTTAATCTTGACTTTTGGATCTCGTGTTGATCTCCACTTAGGTAGGTTGAAATTGCCGCTTTACTTAACTCCTTACCGGTATTATCTCTAATCCGCTTCGCAACTTCTCGTTGTGTAATTTTCATTTTTTTCAAAATATCGGAAATGGTTTGAGGAAATACGGTTTTGGCAAGCTCGTGCGTCATAACGCGATCCCATCCAGCAACTGATCGTTCGATTTTGCGGATTTGATGCTTCACACCCAGAGGAGAAGGGAAAACGTTTTGGATAAAAATTTGTCGAGCCTTTTGGCCGTTCTGTCCGGATTCGAATTTAATACTGAACGCCCTTTCCGCGAAGGAAAGAATCTCGTTATCTTTGAGCTGCTCTAAGATCGTCTTATGAATTCTCCAACCAATCTCTTGGGTCCTGGTTAAGGATCTTAACCAAGGACCTTCATTCTTTCCGAACATTACGATCGAGAAAAGGTTTTCTCTGTCCGGAATAGAAATCTCATGAATCTTTTTAAGATCACGCAAAAGCTTCCCTGAAAGTGCCTGTGCCTCATCAAAAAGAAGAACAATCTTGCGTTTCTTTTTGTATGCCTCCTCAAGTATGCTTCTTAGGATCAATTGTTTTGCGTGCGCATTTCCTGGAATTTCTCTGTCCGAGGCAAGTTCGGAAATCATAGTTTTCATGATTTGGTTGATGTTCATCTCGAACGATTCGTAACATCTTCCCATTTCGATTACTTGAAAACGGTTCGGATAACTTTTCCAAAAATGCAGCATGTGTTCGTATAGAAATGTTTTACCTGCCCCTACGTGTCCGACGACACATTCCCAACCGGAACTGTCAACGGCCTGTTTGATTGCTCTGATTACCCTGTTTGTGTTTTCCGTATCGACAAAACTCATTCCGCGCTCTCCTTAGAATCGTTAGATTCAAAATCAATGTTATTTAGAATATTCAAAAGTTCGTATATTTCTTGGTTTGTGATCGAGCCTTTGAGGGCAAGACTCGAATCAAGCCGCGCTTGAACGGCTTCAAAAAGTTGAACCGACATTTCGGAACGGTAGATTAAAAGTCGTCGTTCGATATAACTCCACGCCGATTCTACATCGGTGAACTCGCTCGGTGCCATCGTTGCGGGTGTTTCAACAGGGACAACGTTCGCCGGAAAGTATCTAAGATTTTCCAACTCGGATTGAGGAAAGAGGTCGTCGATCGTAAAGATTTTCCGCTGTTTCTTGGCACCCTCACGGATTTCGTCTCGCAGCCTCATCCGATCGGTTTTCAGCCATGTGTCTGATGATTGCGTTTGGAATCCCGTATGTTGCGATATGCTTCTCGCTCCGTCCGGATTGCAGATATACAGATTTCCTAATTTATCTTCTGCTACGAGGTTGCCGTCGCGATCCCTGAATAGAGTGACGTTTTGCCCTACCAGATCCAAGGCGACTCCGTAAGAATGGTTTCGGTATTCGATACAGCCGTAGTTGTTTACGACTCGTTTGTCGAATGTAACCGTAGCGTCGTAAAAATTTTGTTCTGTGATTCGCTTGACCGGCTTTTCTTTTGTTCCTTCCAACCAAAGATCAAATTTCCCACTGATTTGATTTTCGTGAATGGTATATAACGTTAGAAAATCGTTGAATTCCTCCAGATCCTTGAATCGTTTTCCGTCGATTGCGGGCTCTACAATATTTTTAAAAACGCCGATTCGACGTTCCACGGGCCCCTTTGCCTTGGGAACGCCCGGCCTGTGCATGATTAGTTTTGTTCCTAATCGTTTTAACGTGGATCGTGATCCCTTTAAGCCCGACCCTTCGTCGGAGTAAACGAATTCAGAAATACCTTCGAATGGATTTCGACGATCTGTTTTTGGTAACCAAGCGCGTTTGAAAAAATCGAGATAATCTGTTGCGTTCTCTCCTCGATGTTTTGCTCCTGGGGTTATGGCTTTCCCGCCATACGCCCACACAAAGAAAACTTTTGAAAAAACATCAACCAGTGCGTAAACCCAAACCTTAATGAGGCTATCTTTTAGCATCGCGGTCTCTTCGTCTTTATCATCCAGGAACCAACGCTGTTCGATTTTTCCTCGCGGATTTAGGTAGTATCGACTTGCAACAGAAGCATCTACCATGTGAGTCGCGTTGGAGTATGGTTCTTTCCAATGTCGAGACGCTTCCGGTGATCGCATTTCGTGTCTGCCTAAACCGAGACGATTCAGCCACCGGTTTGCGGTAGACTCCGTCCAGGGAAGTTGAATCTGTCCGCTGTTACGCGCTCGTCTTAGAGCGAGTTTCATCGAGATCGGTTTTGGTTCTTTGCCGGACAGATTCGAGTAAACAATTTCCGCAATGATCTTCGCTTCGGTTTCCCGCAGATCCATCCGCTCCGGGTTTAGATTTGATTTTCGCTTTCCTTTTTTCTCGCCCGCAACAATAGCCAACTCCGATCCAATATTATATTTTTCGAATCTTCTTCGAATTGCGTCTTCCGACAATCCAAAGGCCGACGCGGCTTTGCGCATCATTTCGCCTTTGGAAAATTTCGACGGCGCCTCTTTCCAGGCTGAATAAAATTCGTAAAACAAATCCGGATCTAATTGTTTCACTCTTGTGTCTCTCCTTGGAAGATATGGTTTGACCAAGCCATTTTGAGAGTTTTGAGCGAGATCTCCATCGTTGCGATTGTGCGAGAGAGATAAATTCCAAGCGCGCCGTTTCGAGATTCTTCCGGGATCAACTCAATCTTTTGCAGAGCTTCTAGAATCGACGCATTGCACTCATCGATCATCTTTTCCGCGTCGCGCTGGTTTTTGATTTTGAGTAATTTATCCGGATCGATGTCCTTGGATTTTCTGAGAACATCGAGCTGTTCGTCCTTCTTTTGGATAGACTTCTCTAAGTTTGTTTGTTTTTTTCGAAGCAGTTCGGCTTCCGCCTTTACGGTTTGATTTTCTGTTTCGAGGGATTTGATTTTTTTCTTTGAAGAATTATCTAACGTAGAAATTCTTTCTGCGAGAAACTCTTCCGCGGAAACAACTGTGCCGTCGGAAAGGGTTAGAATTTCTCCTTCCATTTGCTTCTGGCGAACTTCTTTCGCAGCTTGCAGAAAACGCTTCGGGCTCGCTTCCATCAGTTGCTTCACACGGTCACCGATCCCGAATGTCTCAACGGCTGAGACATACTCAGACGCGACCCGACCAGACATTCCTATTTCCTGTTCAATACAGTCTGAAAACTTTTCGTATCCGAGTTCTAAATAAAGTTCGAGGTTTCGGATTGCAGTAAGGGCAATCGCGGTCTGAAAAACGCTCACTTTGGCTTGCGCTACATAAAATTGAGCAAGTGCTTTTCTTTGTTCTGGCGAAAATTCCCTTGCTTCATTCGTGCTTGAAATCGTCAGAGCCGTTTCCGGTTGTGACACGTTGTTGTCCGAGTCTTCTATTTCGTCTTTGTATTCGTCTAACGCTGATTTGGTTGTCATCCTGCTATACCTTGAGTCCCATATTTTTTAGAATCGCTTTCGTTTCTTCGCTTTGAGATATTTTTATCGCATTCTCTGCTTGTTGTTTTAGAAAGGCGTTTTGAGTCTCTCTCGCCTTTTGGAAGATTGCCCTAATTTCCTCAATTGGGAGATTGAACTCCATTTCGAGGATTTGGACCAGATGCGGTGTTTTGCGTTCTCCATAGGCCGTCCTTGATAGATCCCCTTGATTGACCGAATAAGCTTTAGCGATAGAACGGAGTGAGGACTTCCCTTCAACTGGCTTTATTTGGTTTCTAATTGCAGGAGGTAGTTTCTTTCCCCTGGGCCTCCTGCCATCATTAGATTTCTTTAATGATGGCGTATTTTCATTTTCCATAGACTTTCCTTAGTGCTCTCAGGTAGGCTTGCGCCTGGCCCAACTTGGTTTGAATTTTTGGAGCCAGTTGCCAACGAAAATTTTCCGAGAAAAATAAACCGCCCTCTTTATCCGGTAAGATTAGATTTGCCTGTAATAATTTGCGTTTGGCTCGCTCCAGGGATTGGATTCCTGTGAGGAGTCTAAACTCTCCAGAGAAAAAACTCTTTCCTGGAAGTAGATGGATTAGTATGTATATGGCTCCAGTTCCTGTTGCTTTTTTGATTTTGCTTTTTCCCTCAATTGTATCCGGATTTAAAATATATAGCCCTTCATGTTCTTCTACCAAGCTCCATCGACTTAGGATCTTGATCGCGCGGTAGATTGTTTTCTCCGGACGCGTTAGTCGTCTCGCTACATGCACGGGCCTAAATGGAACGCTTGGATTTTCGAGAAAGAATTTCGCTACTGATAGAAGAGTCATACTCTTACCAAATCAATCAAGGGCCGGAGCCTCATGAAACAGTTGTCCAAGCATGGTTTACACAGTTCAAATTGATAAACTGTTACCGAAGCCTGGCCGCATCCGGAGCACCGAGAAAATTTTGAATCTGAAAAAATGCCCTCGATGGAGTTACCTCCACCGAGGGGAGAGGGGTTGCCTGGGTTGCAATCAGACAAGTTGAATGGGAAAGGCGAATTAATAAATTTCATGCGAATGTCTCCAATGTATGTTCCTTCGGCAGATTGGATTTGTATCCATTTTTGGAGAAACCTTGGGTCGATGCGATCTCTGCGGGAAGGACATGAATTTTGATATAAGAGAGAAGTTCTTCCGTATTTAATTTTCTGATGAGGCCGTTGGGGATTCTGTTCCAACAGCGATCAAAAATAAAACGTGCGATCAGTTCTTTGTCTCGCAATTCTGCGGAATGATCACAGAGAAAACGCTTACGAACCCTATCGAATTTAGTTATGTTTGCCATTGAATGAATCTCTTTCGGAAGTTTTTTTCTTTTCCACCCACTTCATGAATTGTTTCTTTAGTCCGGCATCATCGATGAAATATTCATAGATCGCACAACGAGAGAGTAGAATTTCCATCGGGCTTTTGTTCGATTCGCTTTTGATTCTGAGAACCGAATCGGCCACCCGTTTGCGATGTATTTTGATTCCAAACACAGGATTCATGCCGCGCTTCCTGCGTCTTTGGTGAGAACTAATTCTATATTTTTAAATCCTTCTGCGTTGAGCGCTGCGATCACCCGGCGATTGTTATTCCTCCCGGAGAAAAATTCATACGTTAGTCGTTCGTTTAGGTGATTGCGTTTTGCGAATGTGCTCATATATTTGTAGCGGTATACGATTTCTCTTTGGATCTCTTCCCGTTGTTTGATCGCGTTCACTTTAAACCTCCTCTTTCGGAAAACGCTTGAGGTTTCTCTGAACGTAAAAGCCGTCTCGTGCATACAAGCTGATATGTAACCTAACGCTTATGATCGTGATAGCTATGTGTAGAAATTGGCGCGACAAGTCTCGGTGCAGCGCTTTGTGAATTTTTAGATTGAGTATTTGAAGCCCATTAAACCGAATATCTTCTATATATTCCTGGAATCTTGGGATACGAAACATGAAAGAAATCCAGTGGAGCGAAATTACGAAATACGAAAAAATCCGATTTGAGAGTTTTCGAAATCTGTGTATCCAGTTCGGTTCAATGTTCGCTACGCTCATTTGCTTGATTTCTCCTTGATTCTATGCCTGGCTTCACCGATGCTTCTAATGCAGGGGCAAGCCTGTAGATCGCATGATTGTTAGAATCAAACAATTGTCAATAAAAAATGTTAGAAACAAACAAAAAAAATAATATCAATATCGCCGAACGATTTTCTGTTTTTTTTAAGGCAACGGGGATCACCCAGGAGGAATTTTCTAAGCGGATTGGAGCGTCTCGCTCCAGTATTAGTTCTTGGCAGAGGGGAAGATTTGGAATACCTGGCTCCGTTATCAAAACGATGGAATATGAATTCAACCTAAATCCGGTTTGGTTGATTACTGGCGAAGGAGAAATGATTAGTCAGCCGGAGCAAAACAAGGAACGTAATGAACGTTTAGGAGCCGAGTTCCGGATTTTGCAGCTTCTGCGTAAACGCCCTCTCCTCAAGCTTACAGTTGACGACTTTTTGGAATTAGACAGGGATTTGTCCGAAGAGGAACGGGGCGCGATCAAGGCAATGCTGAAAAGTTGGAAACCAGTTAATACGGCCAAATAAACGTCAGTCAATCCACGGATTCATTACGGATTTGGTTTCCACTGCCAAGTTATGGATCAAAACTTCAAAATCCAGGTCCGAATCTAAAAATAGGTGAATTCGGGCAGTAAAAAATTCTCTCAAAACTGGAGCAGATGGATGTTCGTCTTCCGATTTTAAATCACTATTTTGAATCTTCATCTCTCCAACACCAATTCCCGAAATTTTATGTATTCTTTAGCATATTGCCCACTCTGGACAAAAGTTTATTACACAAACGCATATTTCTGAAAAAAAATCTTGATTATGGCTTAAAGAATTCCGATAATCATCACTAATTCACATTAGCACAACTATTTCACACGAACCACAACAGTCAATGAAAAATGTTCAATTGTAAACAATATGACACAGAAAGGCAAAGATTCGATCGATAGGCTCCGCATAATTCTGTCCGAGACCGGACTGCGACAAAACCACCTGGCTAAAAAGGGTGGCGTCAAACCAACAACTATAAGCGCCTATCTGAACGGAAACCGCGCCGTAGGTTTTGACTTTGCATATGCAATCATGAAGTCGCTTGGATATAATCCGTTTTGGGTGCTTTTTGGGGATGGCGACAAAAAGATTCCAACTGAAATTTTTTCAGAACTGACCCAGGAGAATCATGATCGATTCGAAGATATTGAAAGAGATCGTGTCTTTATGAGACAGATCGACGAATCCGGAATGAGGCAGGAGATACAAAGAATTTTAGAACTCAGTCGATCCGATAAAAAACTTTTTAAGATTTTTTTCGATCGACTTTTTCCCGAAAAACTTGACTGATTTTTACCTGATATTCTGCGATTAGTTCTATCAGCGAAGCTGTTCCTTTTTTTAGATCTCTTACAAAGTTATACAGAAGAGCTTTTAACTCAGTTTTTAACTCGTCGTCTATGTCTGTGATTTTTTTCATAATCGTCTCACACAAATAGGAGACGATTCTTTTTCGTTTTCTTTCTACTGCACCTTGTCAACGAATACGACAGGGTAACGTTTTTCTGCGTGAGCTACTCCGATCGCTCTGCCTCGAACCTGAATATCTCTCGTCCGCGCGACAAGTTTATCAAAATCTTTATCCATTTCTGATGGTATAAATAGCAGGAATGTGGCAATCACGTTTTTGTCGTTGTATTCCGCTTCGGCGATTGTGTAGCCGTTCCAGTCGTCTCCGACTTGTATTCCATCCCACCTACTTAGTTTAGTCTGTAGTTCGTGAGCATTTCGCATAATACGAAATTTGAGTTTTCCGCTGACCGTTCCTCCTTCCCATTTGTCTACTCTCTCTACGGAGCGACATACGAAATCGAGTTCAACCGTAAAGTATTTCCTGTCGTTCTTCCATTCTCCGGACTCGGTAGTTCCGTCTTCGCATTTGATTTTTCCTGGTCCGTGCTTTTTACCGTTTTGAAAAGAGCCTTCATAGACACACTGAACACTTCCGTCTAAATACGTTAATTTCCCTTTGCCGTGAGGGTCACCATCATCATTAAAAAATCCTTCGTAATGCATCCCGACTTCATAATACCAATCTGTTCCCGATTTAGATGTATCGATCTTGCCGTTTAAAAAATGCATAGCTGAAAATTTTTCAGGGTTGTCTGCTTTATACCCTTTCATCAAACCGTGCGGTTTCCCATTCTTAAAATTACCCTCAGTGATTATTCCTTCTTCATTCTGCAATTTCCCTTTTCCGTTTTGGCAATCTCCTTCGATGCAAGTTCGTTTGGTTTCTTCCGAAAGGATCGGATTGAGGATGAGGATAAATAAGATAATTGTGATACTGATTTTCATTGTTTTTTACTCCCAATGAAAACAATCAATATGTGATGTCACTTGACAATTCTAAAACTGTGTTTTCGTTTGCCACATGGCCAAAAAAAACAAATCGCAGAAATCGAATAAACAAAATACAAAACAACCTGTAACCGGATATACGACAGAAGGTTCTCTATTCAAAAACATTCCCATCAAAGAGTTAACGCAAAAACGTTCTACGTTACAAACAAATCCAGCTATTCCCAAAGATCCAAACGATACAATGACGCCGCAACAAGTCGCCGCTCTTCTAAAACGTAGCGTTCGTAGAATTAGCTATTATCGTCGTGAGGGACTGCTCGGAAAGTTTTGGAAGTTTTATGACGGAACGATTCTGTATTCCAGAGTTGGAGTCGAAGAATTCTTTCAAAATCGATTTTGTGAAAAAGAAGAATCTTAAAACCAGCGGAAATTGCGGGACTTAGGGGTCTTCGCCGACGTTGCGCATTGGTATTTTCTTTGTTAGCATTGGTGACATGGATGAATTAAAGGCACTTCTACAAATCGATCATATCTCTCTACTTCTTGTTTCCATAATATTATTTTTTATGGTCCTTCTGGTTTATCGTAAACCGCTCGGACAGATTTTTGGACTTCTTTCTAAGCTCATCACAAAACGTCTCGATTTTAAAGAGACGATTTCCGTGGTTCAAATTCAAACCAATTCGCTTCCAGGAGCGAGATTCATTCAGGAACACGTCACCTCAATCCAATTCATCGACTCTTTGCGTGTTCGCGACGCGGAAGGTTTTTATGATTTTCTGTTCAATCTTGTGAGTGAAGTCCGTGCACGGTTAGGGAATCCGTATCCGAACGTAAGGCTGACGTTTTCGTTATTAAATGTAGACTACATATCCTCTGCGGCGGTTAGCGCGCTCTCAAGAATCTTAATCGATGTAGTTCAGAAAAACGGAATTTTTCTGAACATAAACTTTCCGAAGGATCGATTCAAAAATCACGCCACCAATTTTCGAATACTCGCCGGTGAGGCGGAACACGTTTCCATTTCGATCAAAGATCACGGAGGTGCGGAATGAAAAAGATTTCGGCTATACTTTTGTTTTTAGGTGCGTGTGCGGTTTTCCAAGCGCTTCCACCAACGCTAAAACAAGACAGCAAACAAATTCAAGAAACGAAAATGGCACTTGCCGAAAACCGTCCCGGAGCCATAGAGCGAGCGATTTCAGAACTGGATCGATGCGACGCTCGAAACATCGAGAACGCTCAAGAGATCAACATCCTTAAGGAAGAGTTGAATCTTTGTAATGCTGCAAGCGAGAAAAAAGACGTCCAGTTGACCAAGGTATCCAAAGAGGCCGGAGAAGGACGCGGTATCAAGTGGCTCTACTATGCGGTGATAGGATTTATTGTTCTATCTCTGGTCGCCTTGATTCTCGTCGTTCTTGCGATCCTTGCACTCAGACGCAATAGTCTTCCGGTTGTAGGTAGTCTTTTAGGGGAAAAGCAATCATGAATCAAATATTAGAATTTTTGAAATCTGCTTCTTTTAGAGTTCAAAAACATTTTCTGAACTTCGATGCGATCCAGCAGACACAAAATTATTGGAACGGTTCCCCACTTGCTGAATTAGAAACGAAACACATAGGATCGGAAGCAGTCAAGGCGAGCTTACCCGTATTCCCTCCGGTTCTCGAACCGGTTTTCGTCTGTCCGGTAGACGAGCCTCATATAACATCTCCGTTCGGTTATAGAACGCTGAACATCAACGGAAAACCCTCGAAACAGTTTCATCTCGGAATCGACTTAGGAGGCGAAAGAAAAATCAAAATTCCCGAGGACTGCATTATCAAAACCGTTCTCCAAAGAGACGAAAAATATCCGGTCCGATTTCATTATGAAAAAGGAACTTGGATCGATTTGATCAGAACAGGGAAGATTCCGCGTGGTAGAGCGTGGACACCGTATGTGATCGCGGTTGGAGTTCATACAAAAAATCAATACAAGTTCAAGCATGTCGATTCCCACGTATTGGTCGGACAGAATGTCAAGGCTGGAACTGTGATCGGAACGAGCGGAAATCTCGGCTATTCGATGGGACCTCATTTGCATTTCGAAGTCTGGCCTTGGAATGAAAAAACGAAATCTTGGCCTACGCCTATGGACCCGGCCAAGTTTTTAAAATCAAAAAATCTAATATAATAAAAGGAAAAAGGTTATGGAACTTTTAACACAAGCAGTCTTCGGATTATTCATTCCGTTATACATAGCTCTCGTTTTATTCTTGAGTCAGTGGATCTTTCGTTTCTTCAAAAACGAATTTGTCCAACGTGATAAGGCTCGGTTTGTTTTGCTTCTCGCTTCCGGAATCGCCATTCTCTTTGAATTGGTGCGATTCGTTTTAGGAAATTCTATCTCTGAACTCGGATACTATTCTGTGATCCTACTTCTGAATTTTTGTTTCACTACGACATTTTACGAAGTTCTGATGAAGCGAGTTTTCGAAGCGGTCAATTACACACACTCAGCACCGGTTCAATCAGAAGAACAACCGGATTAATCGGAAGGGAATGCAAATGAGCACGGAACCGGCTATAAGGGAACGAGCCTTTTTTCTCTACGCAATTTCCGGTTCCGGATCTTCCGTGAACGCGGTTGCAAAACAACTTCGGGAAGAATTCGGAACGAAGACCACCGCGAAAACCGTGAAGGAATGGGCTGAGGAAAAGGATAAGGACGGACTAACGTGGAAAGAAAAACGTAGCCGACTTGTAGTCAGAGCTGAAAAGCGTGTTGAGGTGATCGCTGAAAACCGACTCGTTGAGATCAAAAGCAGAACAAGGAATATCGTTGATACTTTGTATAAGATGCTTACGGATAAAAAAGCTCCGGGACTTACGAGCTTTGAAAATGCCGTATATGCGTTTAAAAACATTTCCGAATACGAACTCAAACTTGAACGAATGGAAGGCGATCGCTTGCATCCGCTCGTAATCGTAAACGCAATTTTTGAAGTGCTTCAAGAATGTCCTCCGGTTGCACAAGCGATTCAAGAAAATTGGGACAAGAGTATAGCCGCTCGAATTCACGAGAAGATCGGATCTCTCAAAGTGTGAAGTATGTCCGTTGACCGTGAAATTTTAGAGTCGATCCGAGAAGCAGGAACAAAGCGATTTTCGAAAGTAAAGAAAACCGATCGGATATTATACGGCAAAGAATTTGGAAAAGATTCTCTAACAGCATTTGCAAAATATATCGATCCGAAATTTGAAGATCCTCTTCACATCAAATCTATCATTCACCTCCTTGAACGAATGGAGAAAGGAGAAATTCAAAGAGGAATTATAAACATGCCTCCACGAAGAGGCAAGAGCCAGATTTGCACACGAATCTTTCCTGCTTGGTTCGTAGGAAGGCATCCAGATAAAAACGTAATATTACTTTCCTACTCTGATAACAAGGCCGCGCGTTTTGGTCGTTGGGTTCGTGACTGCGTAGAGTCAAACCGCTTTTCTCAAATATTTCCAAATACGAAAGTTCGCCCGGATATGCGAGCGGCGGCTGAGTGGGAAACGACAAGTGGCGGACTCGTTTTAAGTGCGGGACTCAAAGGAGGTTTTAACGGGGACGGCGCGGACCTTTTGATCGTAGATGATCCGTATAAAAACCGAGAAGAAGCGACGTCCGAAACTATATCCGAAAAAATCATCGAGAACTTCATGTCTGTAGGGGAAACGCGTCTCTCTCCTAACGCAATTATTTTGATCGTTCATACAAGATGGTTACGCAACGACCTTACAGGAAGATTGATTGGTGAAGATAAGGAGATCGAAAGTGAAACTTTTTGAGCCGGAGATAAAAGGTGAATGGCATGTGTTACGTCTTCCTGCAATCTTAGAAGATGGATCGTCTCTCTGGCCGGAGCGTTTTAAAATTGAAAATGTTTTAAAACTTAGAGCGAGAATCGGAGAAGGTCGATTTAGTGCGCTCTATCAACAAATCCCTCTGGATGTTGCGGAACAGATTTTTAGTGATCCGAAGTTTGAAGAGGCCCCGAATGATACAAAGATATTTGCGTTTTGGGATCCTGCCTTTCGAAAAGCGGAAAAAAAGAAAGACTTCAATGCTTTTACAGCGGGTGGAGCAAATGGTGAAAAATTCTTTGTGATCTCAGGTGAAATCTGGAGAGCAAAACTTGGCGAGTCCTATGATCGAATTGAAAAACTCTGCAAACAATTTCAAGTTTCTCGACTCTTTATTGAGAACAATAAGGGCGAGGCCGCTCTTGAAATTGAAATGCAACGAAGAGGAATCCAGTGTAAGGGAGTTACAAGTTTTGGAGATAAGGATTTTAGAATTCAGCAATACGCACGAATGAATTGGGACAAGATTCGTTTTTCTAACTTGGTTTCTCAAAAGTATTTAAAGCAGATTCTTGAATATTCGGATGTAGTCGAGCGTCACGACGATGCTCCCGATTCCTTAGCTGGTCTCATCAAAGAAACGAAATTCGGTCCTCAAGCCGAAGGAATGAAAAACCGAATCGGATTTTTTGAAATGCTTTTGAACGAAGGGAGATGGTAATGGCCCGCAAACGTCGCAGTTATTACAAGAACTTAGGAATCGATACATCCGTCCGAGTCGCAAAGTTAGACTCCTCCGAATCCGTTGCCCGGCTTGATACGCTGATGCACATGGCATCTGGGAAAGGGATCATAGGAAGGGATAAGCTTCGAGGTGTTACACCGAATCCAGAACGAATTTCCCCGAGCACTGCACGCGCGCTTTACGAATCAAACGGTTTCCTCGCCAACATAGTCGATTCTGTCGCGGAAGATGCGACAAGGGCGTGGATCGAAATAGAAACAAATCGAGATAAGGATGATCGAGATTCAGGTAGAAAAGGTCTGAACATTTCCAGAATCTTAATGAATGAAATGGAGGAGTTTAAACTCCAGGAAAAAATCACAGAACACATTCAAGGTTCTCGAATGAATCATGGAGGTTCTCTGATCTTTTGGGGAATTAAATCGGATATTCCACAAACCGATTACATGCTTCGCCAGCCAATGCCGGAGACGATTCGGAATCTTGAATTCATAAACGTGATCGATGCGAGTCGCGTTTCCGTAAGGAGAAAAACGAGCGATCCGCTTTCTAAATATTATAACGAGCCGATTTGTTCTGTATCTGGCGTAGAATTAGACTCCACCCGAGCGCACTGGCTAGTCAATAGTTGGAATTGGGATTCTCAGCGGGGAATTTCCTTAATAGAAAAAGTCTACGATGGAATCATTGCGATCGATACAGCACTTTGGTCCACAACATCTCTGATTTTTGAGATGGCCGTCAAGGTCCTTACTACCGACAAACTGGACTCTGCGTCTCCCGCAAAGACGATGGAGTTTCTTCGATTATTAAGGCATACTCTATCCACTCAGTCCACTGCGATGCTTGGAAAAGATGAAACACTAACTCGTCTGGGTAGCTCGGGAATATCCGATTCACAACTCGAAACACTTTTTTCTTTCATTTTTAAAGTTTTATCAGGTCTCTCAAAGATACCTATTTCAAAAATATTAGGACGAACACAATCCGTAATCAATATCGGCAATAGCGATCCATCGGACGACGTAAGTTACTTCGAGGACGTTTCTCGTTTTCAAGAACTCAAAGTGCGTCCCATCATAGACCAATTTATCAAATTAAGAATCCGCTCGACCGAAGGACAGATTTACAAACTTCTAAACGGTGACTTTGCGTCTCTCGATTGGACGTTTAAATTTAAGACGTTGTGTAAATCTTCTCCGGCATCCGAAGCGGACACGAATTTGAAAAACGCTCAAGCGGATCAAATCTATATAACAATCGGTTCGCTTTCGCCTGGGGAGGTTAAACAAAAGAGATTTCCTGAAATGGAAAATTTCGATTACTCTCAAGATGGCGGCCATTTAGATTTTACCGAACCGGATCTGTCAAACCCTGAAGAATTGAATAGTCCCGTTCAACAGTAATTTCGAATGTTCCAAAAATCGAATAAAAGGCCATTTTCCGCGCTTTTGGGCCCAAAGGTGTATCTTTGGGTATCTCCCTGTTTGCTGAACAATGCTGAACCTGTTTTATTTCAAAATACGGATGCGTTATTTTCCGTCTTAAACGCATTTTCCCAACGTTCGCAAAAAAAGGGGAAAATGCCGTGTATCCTCTAAGTTTAGAGCTTCAATATTCTAAACTGTGGAAAGATGAAGTTTCTCGTTTTGCCAAACAGGTAAACTCTGTAATTTTGAAAGGCGTCCAAGCCTATTCAAAAGAGGCACGTGCCGATAGTTATTTTTTTGAACCCGTTGTTCGATTAGATGTTTCCGATCTTAGAATCTTACTGGGTCAACTAAAAAGTCAATACGGGGACTTTGCTCCTCGAAAAGAATTCGAGTCTCAGATAAAACGAAACGTCCAGATGATTGATGCTTGGTCTCGGGACAAAACAAATTCATTCATTGGCAAACAATATGAAAGTATGAACTCCCCTCGCGCTGGAGTTGTAGGAGGAGATCGATCCGCGTTTCGAGTCCCTGCAATTCCTATTTCTCAAAAAGAGTCTACGGAAGTTTGGAACCGGGTCAATCAGATGATAAAGGAGCAATCGAGTCTTGCCTCCAACGCGTTTCGGGAACATTTTGATCGGGTTCAAAAGATTGTTACGGACGGACTTTCGAAGGGATTAAAATACCAAGACATCGCCTCCCAAATTCAAAACGCTACCGGAATTTCAGAACGCCGAGCCGAGTTTTGGGCGAAAGACCAAACGGGTAAGTTTTTTTCACAACAAAGTCGCTTTAGACAAACAAAAGCAGGGTTTCCCGGATACTATTGGAGAAGTCAAAAAGATTCACGAGTTCGAGATACTCACGCTCATGTAGCAGACAAATTTTATACCTGGGACTCACCCCCTCTTGTAAATCGTAAGGGAGGATTACAGGCTCGGCTTGCGCCGGGTGACGATTATCGTTGTCGCTGCTGGGCGGAACCATCTTGGGGACCACAGACCAACAAAAAACAAAATACGAAGAACCAAGTTTCAATTCCGAAACTCATTCTTCCCTCAACGTCACCGACTCAAACGATCGTTCCGATTTCGCATTCCATAAACTTAAATCTTCCAGATCCGACGGTTCATGCAAACATTCAAAAAACGATTTCCGATTTGGATTCATTTCTAAAATTTCCGAAGGATCGAACAGGCATCGGCGTTCACTATCTGAGCGGCTCTATGTTGAAAACGAATATTTCCGGAAGGTTTAATCCGAATGCAAACCGAATTGAGTTGAATGGTTCCCACACATTCAAAGATACTTATCAGTCAACATTCGTTCATGAGTTCGGACACATGATCGATTACAGTTGGATCGGTCAACCAGGTAGGTATGAAAGCACTTCGACAGAGCTATCTGAATTCAAGTCCGCTGTCGAAAATACGGAGTTATACAAACGACTTAAAAAGATTGGAATGACTGGTAAAATTATGTTGCCCGGAATTCAAACTGTTTTGTTGAATCAGAGTCAGAGAAAATTGATTCCTTATTTGATTTCTCAAGAAGAACTTTTTGCTCGTGCCGTCGAGCTTTGGACTGCAAAAAAAACGAACTCGAAAAATCTCATTGCACAGATTCGAAAAAAAGGTAACATGAATTTTGTGAATCATTATTGGGATGAAGATGATTTTGAATCTGTAAACTCTGCCTTAGATAATATCTTTGGTAAAATGGGATATTTAAAATGAAACGAGTTTCCGATATTCTAAAAACTATTACGAACGAACAGGCCGCCGAACTCTATGGAATGTTGGGAGACGCGGACGCTCCCAGAAATTCGGTCGTCGCCGCAGTTATGAAAATCAAAAATGTCTCCGAAGAGGAAGCACAAGAGATTTTTGATTTCAATCTTTCAATGATCGCTCAAATGAAATCTGATTTGGAACTCAGGAAATAAGATTCAATTGATCTTGTAATTTATTCCTCGAAAAATTACGAAACAGTCGGAAACAAAACGGTTTCCGATTTTCCTATCTTTCTCTTTCTAAAAAACCTTTTAACTCTCCATAGAACGGGCGGAAATTGCGGCCTCTGCAGTGACTTGGCGGCCTTGTTTCAAAACGGTAGGTGAGTTATGATCCTATCTCGTGAAACCGGAAAAAGGAATTCGTTACGATTCTGCAACCATCGAGCTGGAAGGACTGACAGAGGATGAAACCGTTCTGCGGTGCCCTCTTGTCCTCGCTCGTGCCGGTGTATTCCAATACGTTTACCCTGATGGAAGAATTGTTCGAGAAGCAAAACTACCGGAAGAGTTATTCTCTCCGGAAACTCTCGCGTCTATACCGGGGCGACCCATTTGCGACGGTCATCCTCCTATTTCGGATAACGATGGGCTAATCACAGACAAGAACTATTCGAAGTATGCGAAAGGTTCCCTCGGTGATTCCGTTGAGGTGAAGGATGGTGCAATTTGGGTTAAGGAAACGATTTGGGACGCAGAATTAAAAGACTCTTTGAAACGAGGTGAGAAGCTTCAGGTATCCCCTGGGTTTCGCTCCCGTCTGGATTGGACACCGGGCGTTTTTGAAGGTCAAGGATACGATGTTGTTCAGAGAGAGATTCGATTCAATCACTCTGCTCATACTGGGAAAGGTCGAGGCGGTGAATCCGTTCGCGCCTACCTGGATCACGCTGACATTCCGGATAATGTAAATATCGCCGTTATCAAAACGGATTCTTCCCAAGGAGAAATTATGAAAGATGAAGAAGTAAAAGGCTCTAAAATTGCTCAAGAAGTAAAGGGCTTTTTAAAGCGGCTCGGAGTTCGCTTGGATGCAAGCGAAGATCCGAATCAAGACCCAAAACAAACAACCACAACACCGGACGATAAGAAAACTCAAGCGCCGTCCCAAGAAACAGATAAGACAAAAGACGATCTTATCAAATCCCTAACTACGCAAGTCGCTACGTTAACGGAAGCCCTTGCGGAAATGAAAAAGCTTCTCGCCGCCGCCGTCGCCCCCGCAACTCAGGACGCGATCGCTCGCGATCGGATCAAGTTAGTCGAAACCGTGAAGTCGATCAAGGCGGATGCAAAGACCGACGGTCTTTCCGAAAGAGAGTTGAAAATTCTCGTAATCAACGAGGCTTTCCCTCCTGCGGAAGGAGTTCGTTTGGATTCGATGGAGGACCCAGCGTTAAATCTACGGTATGAGTCTGCGGTCGAGCTCGCACGGGAAAAGGCCTTGGTTCGAGGCGGTGGAAACGGCCAAGGAGAAAAGCAAAACGGAACACCTAAGCAGGACTCTGATGATCTGAAAACGATTCAGGATGCACGGCTGAAGATGAACAAAAGAGGAGATCAGTAAAAATGAAATTCAATACTTTGTTACGTTTTTTATTTCTACTTTTCGCTACAGTCTACGGAGTCACGCTTTTTGATGTGGGGCCTGTTGAATTCGTAAAGGTGTATTTCCCGTTTGGCGGGACTGCGTTACTCTCTCTTATGGGCGCATCCGTTCCCGACGCGGGATTGTATAACGAAAAGCCCGGACTTTACGGAACTGCATCCAGAGATTCAAACGACGAACGTAAGCGCGGTAGTGTTGTGTCTGTTGGTAGGTTGCCCTTTGGTTCCGCTATTATGCTCGTTGCCGGTGGCGAAGGGGTTTCGGTTATGAGTGCAGACCCAATTCAAGACAGCAAAGACATTGGCGTAGGAAATTCGGGAATCAGGGTAACGACTCGTTCGCCGAACATTTGGGCTGCTATTGCGATCGTAAATCCAGGGACCAATAACGCTACATTAAGTATGGCTGTTACGGGTCAAGGGACACAAGATAATCCCTACCGAATTACAATCAATGCGGCAACGAACGGTTCGGCTGCGATTGCATCGATAGCTTCACAAATCAAGTCGGCACTGGAAGCAGATACTACAATCAACGGAATTATCTCTGTTGAACTACTGGGTGACGGCTCTGGTGTAATGTCGGCTATTGCAATGACCTCACTGACAAAGATTGTTTCTGATTTGCGATTTGATGGCGTAACATCCTATTCCACTGCGGCGGGGGATCTGAAAAAACTTTCCTACGAAGATGGCCAACTCTGCACATTCGTTGAGAAAGGATATGTCTGGGTTCCTTGTGAAGAGGTAACAACGGAATTTGATCCGGTTCGAGTTCGTGTCGTGAGCGAAGGTGATATCCTCGCCGGTTCCTTTAGAACGACTGCGATTCCTGGTAAAACCGCCGTTATCACTGGGGTTAAGTTTGCCTCTAAGCAAGAGATTGGAATCGCAGAACTCAATCTGGCGTCCGGTTTTTACACGATCACATTGGATAATTAAGGAGGTTATCGATGGCTGAGACAATTTTTAGAAAAGAAGACTCGGAACACATTAAGAAAGAGCTATTAACTCCGAGAAAAAACGAACTTGTAGCAAGAAATATTTTTGATGTGAATTCGGATACGCCGACCTACTCACATTCCTATTCGGCTGAAAGCGTAGAGGATACAGGTTCCGCAAGGATCAGAGAATCCGGTTCGGATGCGGACGGTTTGCCCTTAGTTGGCGAAAAAGCCACAAAAGAAACTGACAATTTGTTGGTTATCGAGTCGGGTTTTCGGATCACGCAGGACGATTTGGATGCGGCGGAAGCGCGCAGGCAATCTGGCAAAGGTAGCGAATATCCAGTGTCCGAAAAGAGACTGAACGGAACCAGACGTTATATTGCCGAGAAGGAAAATCGGGTTATTTTTCACGGATGGAGTCTGTCTGGTAAGAAAATCAAAAACGGCCTGTTTAATTGGCCTGGGATCAACGAAGGTCAGATTTCTGAAGTAGGAAATGGTAAAACTGGAATTTCGAAACGACTCTGGAAATATAAGACACCCGAACAGATCCTTGCGGACATCGTTGATGCTAAGGCGGAGTTGGAAGGGAGCGGTAAATTCTCGGCAGCAGGAATCCTGATCGATGACGAAGACTACCTTCGTCTGCTCATGCCTGTTTCCAGTAGCTCGAACGTGACAACACTTCAGTGGCTTCTGCAGAATAAAGAACTCTTTTTCCCTCGCGGATTTATTCGAACGAAGGATTTGTCTTACAACATCCTGAACAAAAAAATCGGAAACGATTCCGTCGGTGGATTTTGCGTTTTCGACGATGCTTCCGACGTTGCCGAGATCATCATCGCAAGGGACTTGGAAGTTGTAGAAGAAACGTTTAATGCTTTCGACGGGCAAATGAGAGTAAGGGCTTTTGAAAAGGTCGGTGGAATTCACGTTTACCAATCCAAAGGGATCGTGATGCGTTACGGAACTCATACGGTTAAAACCGTATAAGGATCTGACACAAATGAGAGCAAGCATAGCCGAACTTAAGGACTACGTTGGCGATCCGATCGCTGAGGTTTCAGACGGAACTCTCCGTTTGTATCTCGACGAGGCCGCTGACAGTGTGGTCGACAACACGGGACTTCAGGAATCACATCCGAGGTTCAATGTATTGCACCGTTCTTATGCGGCTGTCTTGCTCTTCAATAATGGTCAGATGAAAAATGAAGTCATGGCAGAATCCGTAGATGGAGTATCTCGTAACTATGATACGAACATATTCCCTTCTATGCAAGTATCGTGGTTGGACATGTATAACAAGAAACGAACCGAAATTCTCGGCTTAAAAGGAAGACTGGGATAATGCCTGCCGTCATCGAAGACAATACGAACCTGGATGAACTCATCAAAGGTTTGGAATATATCGAGTCTGCAACGATAACCGTGGGACTCGTCGGATCTGTCGATAGCGATTTGCTTGTGATTGCGGGAGCGCAAGAGTTCGGTGCTGTGATCAGACCTAAGAATTCTAAATGGCTTACGATTCCACTTCATCCTGAATTGAAAGGAAAAAGTCCTCGTAGTATTCCTGGACTCAAATTCATTCCACCTCGAAAGGGCAAATCCGCATTTTTAGCAAAGGTCGAAGGTGGAAAACTCGAACCTCTTTTCATTCTCACCAAAAAGGTGGTCATTCCGGAGCGTTCCTGGCTTCGCGGAACTTTTGATTTACAGTCCTTCCAAAATGCCGTTATGGAAGAATTCGAAACGGGAATATCCAATTTTTTGAATGGAGTGCTCGAAGCGGAACAAGTCCTGCATCGAGTTGGACTCAGAGCCGTTTCCGAAATCAAAAATCGGATTGTAAATAACGATCCTCCTTTTAAGTCTCTCTCGGGACTAACGTCCAGCCTGAAAGGCAACGCAAATCCATTGCGAGATAATTTAAGATTTTTTAATGCGATCAATTATGCAATCAACGGGGAGGTGGCCGCATGAGTCTGACAGGTGTTGCCGATTCATTGAGGCCATTTATCCGACCAGTGAAGTATATTAAAAAACTCGGAAAGAGCAAAAACGGAAAAGGAGAGTGGCAAACGAACTATGCCGCTCCGATTGATATGGATATGCCTGTAACAACCGTAAGTTCGAAACAACTCTATGTTCTTCCGGAAGGAATGTATACGATCGAGGATAGAAACTTTTATCAAATTGGAAATGCTCTCTCTATAGATTACGAAGACAAGTTCGAATTCGAGGGCGTGAAGTATATCGTGAAGGATAAGAAAGATCTAATGTTTGAAGCTGGCTTTATCCGTTATATCTGCAAAAAGGAGATTCGCAATTCATGAGATTTGAAGATATTAGGTCCGTGATAGATAAACTCGAAGAGTTTTTGAGAACGGATTATCCAACTTTAAAAATCGAGCTTTCGGATCAAGACATAGAGAAACCAGATTATCCATTCGGTTCCTATAAGATTCTCGTGCTGAACCAAGATCCGACAAAGTCCGCATCTTCGTGGATAGAAGCAACCGGCCCGGAAGACTTCAAACAGATCTTTCGGAAAAATCAACACGCTTCGATCAGCATTTCATTTTTACACAACTCATCAATCGCAACTTGTTTCGATCTTTGCGAACGAGCAATGGACTGGTTTGATTCCGTCAATGGGTTGGCTGAGTGTGAAACGTTCGGAATTACTCCGCAACTTGTTTCCGGTGATGTTCAAGACCGGACCACCGTTTTAGAATCCACACAATACGAATACAAGGCAGGATTTGATGTTCTATTCAAGTCCAGAAAGTTCAACGAAACACAAGGAAAAACAACTGCGACCGCGCCGTCGGTTGAATTCCAGGAGGAAGCATGAGCGCACAAACTATTTCGAAAATCGATCCGATCCAGATCAATATTTTCTTGCGAAACACTCCGGTCTCTCAAATGGGATTCGGATTGCCAATGATCTTAGGGATCAAAGCGCCGATCTATTTCTTACAAATCCTGAGCGGTTCCGCCGGACTTATCTGGAAATCCGCGACGCCCGGCGTTGTGTTCATTCAAGTGAAATACGTCGTCGCCGGAAATAATACGGCTCTGAGTGTCGTTCGTTCCGGAACCGGAGCCGAGAACGATCCGTATGTGATTACGGTCAACGTAGCAACAAACGGAACTGGAGTCGCGACTTCCGCCGCTCATCAAATCAAACTCGCAGCGGAGGCGGTTTCGAATATCGCAGGCGTGACTAAAATTGTGGACGTCATCGAAGTTGCAAACGCGGGAAGCGGTGTCGTTTCTGCATTTACTCAAACCGCGTTGGGTTATGAGAGATACATGGAAATTACTTCCGCAGACGATCTTTTGGAACTTGGATTCCTATCAACGGATAAAGAATACATCCAAGCGACGAAGATTTTCCGGCAAACTCCGAGACCGAAAACAGTTGCGGTCTATTTACTCACAGCATGGGCGAACGCGGCGGCTGAAATTGCGGCACTCAGGAACACCGGAAAAGACGCTTGGTTTAAGACGATCGCAACCACACACATTAAGAGTGAAATATGTGCGTTAGGCGACTATCTCGCTTCGATCGAGAAAATGTATTTTGCCTGCACCGACGATCTGACCACACTCGTCGGAAGAAATTCAATCTGGGAATATATCACACTTCACAAAAATCCGGACTCGTTTCCGGAAGCGGCCTGGGTTGGAAATACCGCGCCTCGAAGAGTGGGATCGTATAACTACGCTTACTTACCGTTGGATGGAGTAGAAAATTCTGGTTATACAGACTCACAAACGTCCTCAATTTTTTCCGACAAGGGAAACCTGATCGTAGACTTCGGCAAAGCACAAATCCCGTTCCCTGGAGTTTCAACGGGGAACGTTTTTGCGGACGTCGTTGAAAATCGAGTTTGGCTAAAGGCTCGATTGAAAGAAAACATCACGAGTCTTTTCCTGAACTCCGACGTGGTTCCCTATACAATCCAAGGAATACAAATGATTGAGGCACGTATGCGCGAAGTGTTCGTTCAAGCCGGTCGTCAGGGAATCATTGCGCCGGTTGAAACGGATGCGGACAAAGCTCGTTCCGATCTCGGAGACTATCAATACAAAATCAACTTACCGGAAACGATCGATGAGATCCCGACAAACGATCGGAACAATCGTGTTTTGCCTAACGTCGTTTTTTCGTGTCGTTTGAGAGGGGCAATCAACGAAGTCGACATCGACGGTGAACTTACCTAAAAGGAGCAATTGAATGAATGGAATTTGGGACCCAAAGAAACTAAACGTAAACTGTAACGGGCGTGAAGTTTCCGGAATGAGCCAAGCGGACGGCTTCTTTAAAATCGAACCCGTCACCAAAGAATACATCCTGTCGCAAGTCGGCATCAAAGGTGATTGGAATATCTCGGAAGTATATGACGGAAGAGCCAAACTCACAATCGTTCTTATGGGAGATTCCCCTGAAAACGAATCCTTTTTCGCAATGGGAGAAGGACGGCTTCCGTGTGTATTCACGATGAAAGATAAAAGCGACGGTGGAATGTTAGGCTTTTCCGCACAGGGTAGAGTCTGGGAAAGGCCCACGATCGAGCGCGGTAAAGAATACAAGGATCGGACGTGGGTTTTTCTTCTTCCGGATTATAAAGGAGTTTTAACAGCATGAACAACGAAAATATCATAGTGAGAAATAACCGGGATCAAGCGTCTGGAAAAACGGAACATCAAAAAGCCGATTCTAAATTGGAACGGATTCCGACCGAACCGATCCTTGTAGACATTGATGACGATGCGCGTGTCGCAACAATCCAATTCGTGGATGGAAGAAACTACAAACTCCAACATCCGGGGAACCGCAAAGCTCTGCGTTGGAGACAGGAAGCGATTTCATTAACGGAAGGATTGAACCAAGACAAACTATTAGACAAGTTCTTCAAGTTCAGCGTTAAACCTGTCGGCCACTCGTTTGAACCTACATTAGACAACATAGAACCGAATCATGTGGAGGTATGGCTAAGAATAGCCAATCGATTTCTTAAGTGGGAGTTGGAATAACCGGTTCCCAAACTTTGAACAAGTCCCTTCGGTCGACGAATTTCTCAAGTGGATAGACGAAGAAGTCGATTGCGAAATTCAAATTTGGAAGCCGTTCATTCTCGGAGCGGCTCAGTTTAATCAAAAAGAAATCGAAGACGCACCTACGGTTCTTTACGCAAAGATCATGGAGGTTGTGGATCGAAGAAAGAAACGAGAAGCCGAAGAGAAAGCAGAAGAGTTGAAGTTTTTGGCGAAGCTACTCAGAGGATCCTGATTTTAATCGTATTCAAAAATTCGAATACATAAAGGAAAAGTAAGAATCAATGGCAGTGAGAGAACTAAACATCGCTCTTAAAACAAATCGAGGCGACACAACCGATGCGTTGAAGGAAGTTCAAGAAGAACTTAACTCCGTAAAAACTCAGTTTGCCGACTTGGGTGGTTCTCTTGATTTATTTACTGATGAGCAGACGGCTGCTTTCAAAGAGTTTGGGGAATCGATCGGAGATAGTATTGCTGGGAAAGCCGATCCCGCAATTTCAGAACTCGCAAAGAAGTTTAAAACTACAGAATCAAACATAGAACAATTGATTTCAAAATCTCGTGAAGATCTGAAACTTGAGTCAGAGTTAGTGGCCACCGCAAAGGCCGCAGGACTCACAGACAAAGAACTCGAAAAGCTCAATCAGGAAATGTCTGATACGGCGAATAGTGCGGGTTCCCTCTCCGGAATGCTCAAACAAGTTGCGGCTATTGGAATTGCTTTCGCGGTGGGATCCTTCGCAACCGCGTCCATTGACGCGGCTGCCGCATTAGAAAGACAGAATGGAATTCTGCAAACTCTTTCGGGTTCTCAGTATCCAAAACTACAATCTGCGATCACACAAACAATTCAAGATTCGAAAGGACTTGCTTCGGAAGGAGGACTCTCCCAAGTTGCGAACGATGCGATCAAAGCGGGTATGTCGGTTGACTTCATTTCCAAAAATCTGTCGGGACTCTCCCAAGTTGCGGAAGTGACAGGAACGGACCTGTCCGCCTCGATGAACGAAGCGTATCAAGCGATACAAACCGGGTCCGACGATTTTCTAAAAAAGAACGGGGAACTCTTCTCTTCCTATACAAAAGAATTCAATCAAATCAATAACTCTGCAATGACGGAAGCCTCCAAGCGTCTTGCAAGAGAAAAGCTGATTTCCACAGCACTCAAAGAGAATTCAGCCCTACAAGATGCGTATGGTTCACACTTGAAATCCGCATCCGCAATCTTTCAAGCCTACAATCAAAGGATGGGGGATTTGAAAGAGATCTTTGGAAAAGTTCTTCTCGAAGGAATGAAGCCCTTTCTTGCTACATTCGTGAGTATATTAGAATATTTTACTGTTGGAGAGGATGCGCTCAATCGAGTGAAAGGCGGTCTCGTCATCTTCGGCTCCGTATTCACGGGCGTCTTGGTAGCCATTGCCGCGAAAATGGTTGTTGCCGCCTCGGCAACCGCTGGAGGAATGATTCCCGCTCTCTACGGAATGGCTGTGGCTGGTTGGTCGGCAATTGCTCCATGGATTCCTTTCATTGCGTTAGGCGCGGCTGTTGCCGCAACGATTGCCGCAATCGTTTTGATAGTGGATGATCTGCTCGTTTGGATGGATGGAGGTGAATCGATTATCGGGGGTTTTCTAGGTCCATTCAAAGATTTTGATATTAAAAAGTTATTTGGGCAAGCCTTCGACTATCTGATCAATCTCGCCAAAAAATATGGAAAGCTTATAGTTGGGACTCTCTTTCCTGTTTCTTCAATTTTTGCCGCTTTCGATGAAATCGTAGAATGGTTTAAATCACTTCCTAAGATCATAGAAGATCTATTTAAAGACATAGGCCCAAAGATCAAAGAGGCTTTTTCAGGGATCTTGCCTTCCGGTATTTTCAATTTTGGAACACCTGGAAAGGCGGATAACGTTACAAAAGTTCACGACGCAATCATCACAAAAACAGGTAAGGTCATCCATACAGATCCGGACGACAACTTGGTTGCTGTAAAAGACCTTGGATCACTCGGAAGGTCAAAATCTTCCGGAGGCATCTCAGTCAATATCGCAAATGTTACATTAGGAGCTGGATCTCCTCAGGAGAACGCGTCCATTTTTGCGAAGTATTTGGAAAAAGAATTAGAAAAAATAGCGATTAAGCTCGGCCTTTCTGCTGGGCTTTCTCCGGAGGTAATGTAATGGGAATCATCACGGGAAGAGATACAATCGCTCTAACGGATGGAGATACTGAAATCGAGATCAATGTATCGTTAGAAATGCAACACTCGTATCCTGCCGAAGTGACCGGGCATCCGATTGAAAAAGAGAAAGGAAAAACATCGGTAACGGATCACGTCATTCCGGGTCAAAGAGGAATCTCATTGAGCGCGATTCTTTCCAATTCAATCACAATCTTTTCTTTCCGCAATGTGACCGTGGATGAAAAATTAGAAACACTCATTCGTTGGCAAACGAACGGGACGTTAGTTACGCTTCTCGGTTATACAACCGACGGGATATTCACGAAGATACTGTCTCTGCTTCCATCTTTCTTTCGATACGTTCCGCCCGATGATCCGGACAAACGATACTTAGGTAGAACTATGGACGAAATTCCAAACCTGTTGATCGGAGACATTAGTTTTTCTGAATCTAAAGATATGGGGGATGATGTTAGTATGACCCTGTCCATTTTCCCGATTCAGATTGTAGAGGCTAAAACCAGGAATCTGAACGCTGTGAAATCCATGGGCAAACAACCGATCAAAGAACATACCAGAGAGGGCAATCCAAATCCGGTGAAGGAGAAGAGTTTTTTAAAAGCAGGAATTCCAGGTAAATAGAAAATGCTTTCACTTAAATACTTACCTTTTCACTCCGAAACGTTTCCGATTCGCTATGAATACGAAATCGGCGGAAAGGATTTCGAGTTCGAATTTAACTACAACTCGGTTGGTGACTTCATCACGGCTCTTGTTAGGAACTCGGAAGGCAAAATTCTATTCTCAACAAAACTTGTCTACGGAATTCCTTTGAACCACTTCGTAGTCGATGGATTCCCGAATCATATTAAATTGATTCCATTAGATTTAGACGATCTGTATCGAGACGAGTTTTCAGAAATTCCTGTAAACAGAGACACACTCGGTTCTACGGTTCAAATCTATATCGTCGAGAAAACAACATGATCGGAAATCCAAAACTTTACGGTCGTGTTGTTTCTTTGGAAATTCTTCCAAAGACAGGACTTGGAAAAGAGTTTACCTATCCTCCGTTTGACATTGAATTCGAGTCTGATTTAGATAAGTTGAATATAACAAAAGTTTTAATCTATAACACAAATGATGATACGATGCAAATGGTCGGTGCAAAATCAAAAGGTGCAGGATTCCTATATCCCACTGCAATGTTAAGCGCAGGATACAAAGACGAAAACGGACTTGTTATAAGCGGCGAAGTGATTCTTCCCAGAATGAAACAAGAAGGTCCAAATAAGATTTTAGAATTCACTATCTCGGCAAACGCCGGCTCCTGGAACAGTTTCTATATCATGAAAACGTATAACAAGCTTCCCGCACAAACCGTAATCCTCGATATTTTGACTCAAGGTAATATCAAACCTGGATCGATAACTTTAGGAGAAGGTAACGTCATCAATTTCAGCGCAACAAGGTCTTTGGGAGAATGTATCAAAAGTTTCTGTGAGCTAACAAAATCTCAATACTGGATGCAAGACGGACTTTTACACATTTCCCCGCTCGATCCCCCGAGTAAACCAACCACAATCTTCCTGGATAATACTTCAGGTCTTGTAGGAGTTCCCGAGAAGAATCAAAAGACTTGGAAGGTTATAAGCCTTTTCCGTCACAAATTCAAAATGAATCAGGTGATTGCTGTGAAAGGTGGAAATCTGGACGGAGAATGTAGAATCGTAAAGGGCAAACATCGCTTCTCTACATTCCAAACTTCGAATTATACAGAGTTAGAGGTTCTTCCACTATGATAACTCTTGATGATGTAATCTTAAAAGCGATCAAAAAGCAACTTGCAAATGTTCAGGTCGGTCTTCCCGGAACGATCGAATCGTTCAATCCTTCAATGATGACGGCTAATGTGAAGCTTCTTTTTAAACAGAAAGACGGACAAGGCGAAGAAATTGATTTTCCAGTTCTTTCAAATATTCGAGTCGGGACTCTTTGGGCCGGAGACTTTTACATTAAACCGGATTACAAACGTGGTGATACGGTTTGGATTTCATTCTCGACTCATGATACGTCAGACGCAGTTCGCGGACTAAGCACTCCTGTTTCCGAATCTCTCTTTGATTTACAAAGTGCCTGCGTGGTATGCGGATTCAAAGGTGAACTGAATCCGCCCGCAATGACCGGAAACTTACCGGGTCTTCTTATCGGACACAAGCACGGTAAATCTTTGATTCAACTCGACGACGATACGATCAAGATTCGAGGCGGCTTAATCGATTTGTCTGAATCATCCGTATTAGGTGAAACTCTATCAGAACTTCTTAAAATGATTCTGGATGTTTTTATAAACAACGCGGCTTTGTTTACAACGAATACAGTTCCCGGCTCGCCGGCGGGCCTCGCGCCGACTGTTGTCACTCAACTCAATTTGAGAAAAGCGGAAGTAGATCAAATCCTGTCAAGAAAGGTAAAGATCGGATGAAAGGGTTGAAAATTGAGAATCGAGACATCGTTCGCGCAGGCGGAAAGCCGGTCGTAATCGAAGGTTTGGAATATTACTCTCAAAGAATCAGACATTCGATTCGTCTTTCGCTGGCAGAATCCGTCTACGAACCTTTGAACGGAATGGATTGGAATACGATATTTTCAACTAAGATTTCGAGAGAACGAATCCTGCTTGAAGTTCGCAAAGTTTTACAAAAGGACACCGAGACCGTTTCTGTGGATAGCATTGAGATAATCGAAGATTCCGGAAATGATCGTAAATTGAATATTCGATTTTCTGCACTCACGATTTACGGCTTTGTTACGGAGGAAGTGTGATGGCCGGAGTTACAGAACAAGGGTTCATACGTAAATCGAGAGATGAGATTGTCTCCGATTTAGAAACCAAATATCGGACACAACTTGGATCAGACATTGATCTTTCGATTTTGAGCGAGGATGGAGTAAGGTTGAGGATCCTTGCAGATGAGTTAGACGAAATTTATAAACTTGCTGAAGGCATCTTTTATTCCAATTTCGCTCACACAGCGAAAGGTATGTCCTTGGATCGAGTATTGAATCCTCTTGGTTCAGAAAGACAACCCGCAAAGCGCGCGATTGTCAGTCTTCGTTTTTCCGGAGTGAATGGGTCGTTTATAAACATAGGAACAATCTGCCAAACCGGTAACGGGTTACAATTTATTACAATCGAGTCGGGAACTGTTTCGGGTGGAACGGTTCTACTCAATGCACAAGCCGTATTAATTGATTACGGAATTTTGGGTAATGTTGCAGCAAATTCGATCACTACGATCAATACAGCGATAACCGGGATTGATACCGTTACAAATCCGGAGCCTGCGAGAGAAGGAAGAGTGATCGAAACCGATTCAGAATATCTGAACCGATTCCTTGAAGAAGGAATCAACGGCGGAAGCTCTGCAGCAAATGTTCAAGGAGCTTTAAACAATATCGAATCAGTTCTTTCTGCAAGAGTTTACGAAAATGTCGGTGACTTCGTAGACGCGGAAGGCCGTCCTCCTCATTCTATGGAAGCTGTGATCGAGGGAGGAGCCCCTGCGGAAATCGGAGATTGTTTCTTAAAAAACTGGCCGGGTGGAATTGAATCGATAGGAACAGAAACGACGACTCTGATTGATAACAAAGGAGTTCCTCGGACTTACTACTTCAATCGTCCAACGGACGTTCCCATTTTTGTTAAGATCGACATCGTTCGTGACCTTTCTCTCTGGGAAACTGGTTCTGAATCCATTGTAAAAACGATTGTATCAAGTGATTGGCGGTGTCGA